GCAATTTGGAGTCTACCTAACAAATCTCTTGCAGTCTGGGCTTTGTTTGCAAGAATACCAATAGTTACACTGTCATTGAACAATGCATAATGTAAAAGATAAGATACCACAGTGGTTGACTTACCAGACTGTCGAGGCATCTTACATATATTAAATCTAGAATTATGGAAATTATGAATTAATTTCCTCTGGAATGGATACATGTCAAAAGGTACAAGACCTTCATCCAAGTTAATAATCCTTATAAACTTCTCGGTAAAATATACTGGATCATCTTTACACTTAAGATACTCAGCAACCTGCTTCTTAGTAAAGTTAATCGGGGTATTGGCTTTCTTTAGGTTCGGGTTACCAAGATATACATTATCAGATTCTTTTGCCATCAGGGATCAATTACAAGTAAAGGTTTAGTTGGATCTTTATCAGAGGGACAGAAATATATTACCTTACCGCCTGGATATACCTTTTCCAATTCAGACTGAACATCTCTCTTAAGAGGTCTAGATCTCTGAGGGAAGAACATCTGAATGAACTTAGTCTGTCCTCTAAAAATAAAAGTTATCGAATAAGTTGCGCCATACTTATTCAACCTCTTCCAATTTTCTTCTCTTAAACTTCTATAAGATTTCATAGTAGAACGCAGGTCTCCGTTTTATTTATTGTCCTTCATGGTCTGTTTAAGCATCTTCTGCAATTCAGCGGTGCTTCCTACAAACAATGAGTTATTAGTTACTTGAGTGGTTTGTTTAGTGTCAACCTCTTCAATATCTTTGACTTTCTTTTGAAGATCCATTAGTTTATCTGCAATGTCAGCCGTAGACTTAATTAATTGACCAGCAACTTCATATGCCCTTGCAGATTCAGATTCCTGTGCCACTTCAAGAATACCATCAACAGCTTCCTGACCTTTCTCAACTAAAGAATATAACTGAGCTCTACTATACTCATAATCCTTTTGGATCTCTGGTGAATCACCTTTAGGTTTCTTGATACTTGTTCTAGTAGGTTTCTTTTCAGGCTCCTTCATAATCTCTGTAGGAGACAGTTCTAAAGCATCATCTATCTTATCAAATTCGTTCTTCATAAATCAGAGTCCGTTCCTTGAGCTACACTATAAACTGACCCATCAGAGTATTCAGTATATGTTTCACCGAATCCAAAGTCATCACCTTCAATTACCTGTGCAGTATCCTGTACATTAATTATATTAACTGGTACATTAATATCATGTGGTTTAATTGTACTTGTGTAAACTCCTCTCTTAACCTTCAGTCTATTTCCATTTATCTCTCTAATTAACATCTTCTCTTCATCTATCTGAATGTAATCACCTTTTCTGAATGGAACCGCACTATTAACATCAAATTCAGTTTTGATAGTATCAAACGCCTCATTAGTTTTTGCTATACTATCCTGATTGTAATCTTTAATAGCAGCAGGAACAGCCTGATATCTAATCTGTCTAGGTGCAGTCTTAGTATTTGAAGTATCAGTATAGTAATCTGCCTGTACTTTCTTGATTAGTCCTTCACTATTATTAGCAATAGGCCCGAATAGATATGTCTTACAAGTAAAGTTAAGGGTGTATGTTAATGCTCTTCTAGTTAGAAAGTCATCTTCATAGTTATCTTCCATCTGGATTCCTTCCAGAGTTATTGGCATATCTCTTTTCTCTCCAATAACATCTACCAAATCAATAGTAAGATTAAATGCTGGTTGGAAATATGGTAGTATCTGTTCTAAAATCTGTATTGCATCCTCATTTAATTTTGCAAGGATACTAAGTTGCATATTAATGTTATATGGTACAGGCATGTACCCTTTAATCAACTTATTTGTTTTCTTATTAACTGCCTTGAAGGTTTGCATTGTAGAAACCTTACGAGTAGAATCATAATTCATACCCATGACTTCAAAAGCCATCCTAGGCAATGTAAGTGTAGTTCCTACACCATCCGAATAATCTCTACCTTGAGTTACTCTTGCTAAGAATTTCTGTTGTGGGCCATAAGATATTGGAACCTTTATAACACTAACAACTTTTCCAGCCTTATCGGTATGTTGGATTTCTATATTATTAAAGAGTGTTCCAAAAGACACGATTGTCTTCCGAATAATCTCATGATAGAAGTGATTCGTTAACATAATATTACCACCTTATAATTGTATTTAGAATTCCCCAAATGGGTTCCTTTCTGAGAAGTCTAGAATCTGATCTGCTTCAAATTCAAAAGTCTCATTCTGTGCATAATCTCTGTCGCCATCTACTTGAGATTCAATCTCTGCAATTCTATAACTTGCACCAGCACCAACAATTACTTCACCGACAGCGAATTCACCAGTTGGAATAGTTACTTTAAGTATCTGTTTATCAGTATCCCATGAGGCAACATATGCCTCAGTACCAGTAGAAAGTCCTTTAATATACTCTTCTACCTCAAACTCTCCAAAGGAATTGGATGTAACAGAAGATATTGCAACTGTAGCGGGAGTAGATGTATATCCAGCACCAGCATTGCTATATCTAATCTGAGTTATAGTACCAGAACTACTTACAACTGCGTCTGCCTGTGCGTTCCATAGTAACTCAGCAGTTTCGTTAGACTGTTGAATCCATACAGAAGTAATACCAACTGTAGGAGTAAAGTTATATCCCTGACCACCAGTAGTAATTGCAACTGGGCCAAGTACTGCTTCAGATATTATAGCAGTTGCGATTGCAACACCATTATTTACTGGAGAACCACCAGTAAAGACAACCTGTGGAGGTGTAGTATATCCTGTGCCTGGATTAGTCAATAGAATCTTATCGACTGCCTGATTCTGAAGACCACTTCTACTTGTCATAATTGCAACAGCAGTTGCCTGCGATCCAACAACAGGTGGCGCAATAGTCATAATAGGAATTGATGTATATCCCCATCCTTCATCTGCGATGGATAATCCAGTAACTACCCTATTGGCATCAATTGAAGCATTAACAATAGGATATTCATTATCCAACTTACGGATAAATGATGCAGTAGTTGATGTCTCTACATCAGTTTCTTGTGATGTAGTTGAACTCGGAACTTGTGAAGACACACTGCCTCTTAATGCATTATCACCAGTTAAGTTAAGAGTTATATGATCTAAGTAACCTTCATATGATGCAGTTTGAGTTGGAATTAATCCAGCTCCAGCGGTATCTGCGCCCAACTTCAAGTTATCACCAGCAAAGAACATAATTGGATTTGCTGTACCTAAAGTATTACTTGCAGTACCATTAACAGATATAGTTGCATCACTACCATATTGTTCAACTCTAATAAAGTTCCATGAATTTAAAGTTAATTGAGTTGTATTCTCTATTGAACCAGAACCAGAAGCAAAGATAATATTACCTGTTTCTCTATAGTATATCTTAAATCTATCAGTCCACATGACTGTTCCGCCATTAATTGCTGGATCAAACTTAGTAGGGTATAACCAGAAACTTAATGATAATCTACCATCACCACTATCCCTAGAGTCTACGTTACTTGTAAAGTGGAAGTTAGCACCAATTACATCTGTAATGGCAGTATGATGTAGAGAGTTATTTCCAAATTTTATTTGAGATGATGTGGGTTTATTTGGCGGAGAGAAACTTACAGTAGGAACTTTTAGATAATTAGATCCACTATTTGTTATACTTACACTACTAATGCCACCTTCTGCAATAGTACATGTACCACTAGCACCATTACCTCCAGTAGGTTTATGGATAGTAACAGTAGGCGTACCTAAGTAATTTCCATCATCAAATAGTTTAATGTACTGAACAGACTTAACTCCAGTAATAGTAGACGCAAGAGATACTGTTGCCTCTGCATTTTGAGTCCTCTCATTTTCCATTATAAGAGTAATAACCTGACCTGTGGTTATCTGTTGTTCCTCTATATCTTCACCATTAACATCAGTCAATCCATCTGGTAGATCAATAACCTCATCCTCAGGCTGGTAGATTTCACATCTAAATTCATACATGAATAATTCATTTACCTGATAGAAAGGAACCTTTCTTTCAATATACTTAATCTCAAATAATGTATTATCTAAAGGCAAATAGATTAAGTCACCTTCATTAGGTGTAGTGGCATTTTTCCTCTCACCTTCTGGAAATAACTTTATAAATGGAGAGATAAAATCATCATACCTTTCTTTAGAAACAACTAAAGTTATTTCATCTTGTGCAGAAACACCAAACTTTGTTAGTACATCTGAAGGTGTTCCAAAACCATCAGTGTTTACTAGGTATGCCTCCAATCTAAAACTATCGTCAAATTTGGATGCAGTAATCTCTCTTATTACTGTATTCTCATTAACAATCCTTCTAGGCAAATACAAAACATCCTGCCCGAACAATGTTAAGTGTTCGTTAACCAAGTCCTGAACTAGTCTTTGTTCACTTGGCGATCCATTTAAAAAGAAAGGAGATAACGGCATTTACCCGACCATATCTAGAGGTGGCATTGCATATTCTTCCATTAGAGACTTCTCATGTTTCTCTATTTCTAGAACTGCATCATCATATATCTGTCTACCATTTAATTCTAATCCGCCAGGAAGTTTAACTCCTTGGAATTTAATGAGGTTTTGTCCCCATTGTCGTTTTATTAGTGATGTGGTATACTGTTTAAGCCAGAAGTCATTATAAACAGCATTCTCACTTTCGGGATCAACAACTCTAAAACAATCTATAATTAAAAAATGATCGTTTGTGAGTTCTTTGAGATTTAGATCCAAATATAATCTACTGTTCTTTTTGTTAAATCTTACTTGAACATCTGGATTAAGCAAGTAATCTAAAGTCTCTAAATATGATTTAACCATACCGTAATTGAGTAAATCAATTGCCCCGTAGTAGTATAAATCATTAAGGAAGATCTGGTATTTTATATTGAACATACCCGCCGATAAGGTGGATGAGTCCATTTTAAATACTTTATTGACACCTATGATGGAATCAGGCAGAGGAAGAAAATTTGCTTGTTCTGTATATTCAGCAGAAGCAATTCCTCCAGCAGTACTAGAAACCGTGGTTGTTGAAGCAATTCCAACCATCGTATTCTTTTCTGCTTCAGTTAGTTTATGCTTTAAAAATACTCTATCAATACCTTCTCCATGTCTTTCGTGGTAATACTGAACGGCATCATCGATCAGATCATCAATCTGATCATCGTCAACATTGATCTCCAGTACTGGTTTTCCGAGTTTTCTAAGAGCGTACTCCTTCAGCCCGTCTTTACTGTTGGGTTTTGCCATTCCAGTAATACATAACTTTCTCCAAAGTATTTAGGTTATATGAAAAAGTATTTTATTGATGAACAGGAGACTTTTGCAGTAAATGAGAATTTAGATGCAAGAGTAGAGTTAATGAGTTGGGAAGAACACCCAATAGTTTACATTGATAACTTTTATAAAAATCCAAATCTAGTCAGAAATTTAGCACTAAGATGCCCAGGCACTCGCAACCAAAGAATATGTGGTGGTCTGCCTGGAGAAAGAGTAGATATGAATATGGATTTGGATGGTCTGGGTGAGATTTGGAAACAAATTGCAGAAAATGTATATGGATTAACTATGGGTGAATCCACTGTATTTGATCAAGCAGTACAAAGAGTTCCATTCTCAGTAAATGTAACACAATCGAAAGTAAGAAAGAGTTTACCACATGTAGATTTCCCAGTAGAAAGTAATACTAGGGGATGGGCAGGACTAATATATTTGAATAAAGGTAAAGAATGTAAAGGTGGCACTGGGTTTTATACATATAAAGGGAACCAAGTTAATCCATTCCAAGAGGGTATATGGGGTAGAAATGAATCTGATTATGATTCTGGTACAGATCCCCATGTTACAGATAGTGTAGGGCCTTGGGAACTTGTACATTTAGCAGAAATGAAGTACAATAGAATGATAATGTACCCAGACCATATACTACATGGTGCATATGATAAGCCAGGTTTCTTTGAAGGAGATACCTATAGATTAGTACAGGTATTCTTTATACCATTACATTTTCCAGATCCAACATGATTATCCTTACAGGTTATAACGGTTTTATTGGCAAAGCATTTCTAAAGAAACTTGATCCAGACCAATCAGAAACCTGCAACGTATACAGAATAGAAGCGGAAGGAGCATTTAATTTCCTAAATCAATACGAAGATTGGGATAAAGTAGAACTGATACTTCATCAAGGAGCAATATCAAGTACTACAGAAACAGATATAGAAAAGATATATGAATATAATATTAAGTTCTCTATTGAACTGTTTAAGAAAGCAATAGAATATAGTATTCCAGTTAAGTATGCCTCATCTGCCTCTGTATATGGTAGGATCCATTCAGAGTTTGGTTATATGAAACAAACTATTAACCCTCTAAACTTTTACGCACTGTCTAAAGCAACTGTTGATTACTGGGTTCAAGATCATATGGATGAATTTGAACTGGTTCAGGGATTCAGATACTTTAATGTATATGGAGAAGGTGAGGATCATAAAGGTCATCAAATGAGTCCTATAAGTAAGTTCACACAACAAGCAAGAGAAGATAATGTAATAAAGATATTTGAAGATTCAGAATATGCCTTTAGAGACTTTGTATGTGTTGATGATGTAGTGGATGTAGTTCTAAACAATACATCGGGAAGTGGAATCTATGATGTTGGAACTGGAGAACCAATATCATTTGAAGTAGTTGCAGAATTAATTGCCAAAAAAGAAGGGGCTGAAATCGAAAAGATTCCATTCCCCCCTCATTTAAAAGATAAGTATCAAGAATATACCTGTGCAGATAACTCATGGTATAAACATGACTATATTTCAGTTAGTGATTACCTGAAAAACAAATAAACATAGCAGACATATATTTGTCATTAGATATTGGCACATTGCCTCTATGAGGATACATCCAATTACATGGAAATATTAGAACTCTACCTTTTTTTGGTTTTATTTTTATATTTAATTCTGGAAACTCTGTTTCTCCACCTTCCTCTACATCGTTGAGATATATTATAACACCAAATATTCTATTTACTGTGGCGCCTGAAGATGTGTCAATATGGGTCTGAAATATACCCTTTCCTTTTGGGTATCTCCTAATACCATATCCAGTAAGATGGAGATTATTATCAGGCCCTTTTCCATAATTATTGAAAGCACCCACTGTTGTCTCTGTTAAAATTTGAGATATCCTATGATCAGGAGGAACTTTAGCTTGTCTACAAAGTTTAAATTCAGGATCTATATGAACTGAATCTCCACCCTCGCCACTGGTATATACAACTCCATCTTCATGTAGATCTTCATTCTCATGAAACCAATCTAACATATAATCACAATCATCTAAAGACAAAAGATTATCAAACGTCTTTATATAATCGGATAGTTTATCCATCAATAAGATCGCCAGGTAATATTCTATGCGAATCGGTATCAGAATGTTCCGTACTGAACTCAAATAGTTCGGTATCTTCTAGTGCATACATTCTATGTTTCAGACCAATAGGCACATGAAACTTATCTCCTCTTTCCAATATAGTTACATGTGCATGTTCAATATCATCTTCCCAACCGTGGAATAGTTTAATCTTTCCACTCTGAACAAAAAATACTTCGTCTTTTAGTTTATGGTAATGCCATGAACACTGTTTGCCCTTGACAATAAACAATAATTTACCACAATATTTCTCACAGTTTGCTATCCACTTTTCATATCCCCATCCTTTAGGAACATATTTAATAGGTTCCGCTGCCCTCGCATTACGAGGTCTTCTACTTGCACTGGGAGATTTGGGATATGTTCTCATTTCACATCATTAAAGAAAGTTGTATCTGGCCAAGCCTTATCATCAATAAACATATCTGCATGAGGTTTACCCATGATTAGTTCATGGTATTTAACACCCCATTCTTTAAGTTGTTGTTGAGTTAAATCAAATAAAACTTCTTCTGCCTTGACTTGTGCTATTTTGTGTCTCTCATCTGAGAATCTACCCATAGCACGAGCTGTGAGGAAAATAATATAGTTTCCTTCATCGTACAATTTATTTAT